GTCATTTCCAGAATTGCGGATTATGTAGATGCAGATATGGACGTTCAACCTACTATTCGACCAGTGCTTGATCTATCTGCTGTTGAAGCTGGGACTGGGCGATTGAATACTTTATTCAGTCGTAATCAGGCTTTGTCTATTAGCACTGGAATGAATGAGAGGGTTTCAGAGATGGAAGTTCAAAATGGAGAAAGTTCTTCTGTGGGGAACACCTATCAATTCACACAAAATAATTATTCGCCTAAGGCTTTGTCGAGAATTGATATTTATCGACAGACAAAGAATCAATTTTCGGCGATGAAAGGGCTGGTGAGTAATACATGATTAGAGCAGTAACGGTAACGAATTATTTAGGAGAATCCAAAAGATTTGAATTAGCGTTCCCGGAAAAATCCGGGTTCGC